TACTTGGCGCATCACACCCACCCCTATAACGCAGAGGAGCCCGCCGTTGAGTTGCACTTTGAACTCAGCGTGGCCGATAACCATGCAAATCAACGTTTACGACAACCTAGCTTCCCCCGATCTCTTTGAAGCTGCCCGCGCGTGGCTTCTGGCTCAAAGCCCGATCTTTGGCTGGCGCGCTCATGCTCAGGCACCTGGTACGTTTTGGCATCGAAACTTTGTGTTGCCTGGAACGCATCAACACCACTATGACGATGGTGCATGGAATTCGGATTTGAGCTATGAGTCCTTTTTGAAAAATTCAGGACCCTTTGCCGATGTAGCGGAAATAGTTCGCCGCGAGCATTTTGGAGATGTCGCCTTGACTCGTGTTTGGGCGAACTTCCAGACATTTGGCGATGAATCCGCATTTCATCGTGATTTCCCGGCGCAGTACTCAAAATCGGCCCGCACGGCGATTTGGTATCCGGTGATGCGTTGGGATCGCGATTGGGGAGGCGACTTTGTCACCCTTGATGAAGAAGGCGAGGTGAATGCTTGTACCTTGATCAAGCCCAATCGTCTGGTGGTTTTCAACGGAACACAAACACACGCAGCTCGACCGATATCCCGGTATTGCAACGAGCTGCGCATTGCTGTCTCTTTTGGATGCGAGGTTACCCATGATTGAACATTTATGGAGTACGCCTGTCCTGCATGAAGCCTCGCCATTCGCAGCGGACCAGATCAATGAGCTGAAGACGTTCACGACGGAGCGCTTTAAGAATCACAAGGCCCATCCTCCGCGACATGCAATGCCTGATGTGCCAGTGAAATTGCGCACCCAATTGAACCTCTTTTTGCCAGAGCATGAAATGCAGGCCCCACCTGTCTGGTTTGAGTTCAAAAAGTGGGTCGATAAGACCTACCGCGCTTATTTGCAAGAGGCTCACGGGGTCAGGAATGCAAGTGAACTCGATGTGCTTGCGCGCTGCATTCCTGTCTGCTACCAAAAGGGGATGCGGGCTCAGCCGCACTATCACCATACGGGTGACCACGTTCTTTGCCTGTACCTCGACTGTGGCCGAGAGCGAAGTCCTCCTGAAGACCGTGATTGGACGGTCGGAGATGGAGAGCTGCTTTTACAGGACCCCCGCCCGATGGCGGGGTTTCCGTTTTGGGAGAAGGTTCGATACATCGAAACCACTCCTGGGTTGGTTGTTTTGCATCCCTCACGGATATGGCACGAGACCAATCCCTTCAACTCCCCCAGTGGGGAGCGCGTCCTGTTGGTCGTCACCTTCCGCGTGGCCTCCCACAACTACACAGAGCTTTACACCCGGCTATGAGCTGGGCAGGAGATGACCTTGATTGAGAAAACCATAGAGCTCGTTGATGACGAGCATGTCTTGTTTACCGTAACAGTCTTGGATGGTGAGCGCATCCGCTCCCGCCGTGAATATCACTTGGCCAAGTTTGCACACCAGAGTGCGCAGGAGGTGTGCCGTCAGGCATGCCCTGAGGCTTTTGCCGATGAACCGGCAATGCAAAGTGCAGGTGCGTGATGGCGAGATTTACTTTGCACGCGCGCAATCGCGCCAATGAGCCAGTCCAGCTGATTTACGACAACCAAACCAGTGAGCTTCTGGCCGAGGACCTTACTCCCTGGCCACTGGCCTACATTGAAAAATCATGGACAGTCGGTCACATTGAAGCGGTTAGCCTGACCCATCCTGGTCGAAAGACCAATCCAAAGGTGCTGAAGATTCAGCTTGGTCTGTCGTGCAACTACTCGTGCGACTACTGCAGTCAACGCTTTGTCCCCCATGCCCAGGAGACCACGCAAGCAGACGTACCTCAGTTTTTGAGGCTGATTGAGGAAAGCCTCGAGAAAGCACCTGAGCGAATTGAGTTCTGGGGCGGCGAACCGTTGGTTTATATCAAGACCCTGCGCCCTTTGGCTGAGGCGCTCAGGCAGCGGTATCCGTCAGCATCATTTGGCATCGTCACCAATGGCTCTTTGCTGAATCCGGAGATCAATGAATGGCTGGATGCATTGGGCTTTGGTGTGGGCGTTAGCCACGACGGTCCAGGTCAATCTGCTCGTGGCCCAGATCCTCTGGCAGACGAATCCAGCCGCGCCGGAATTTTGGATCTTTACAAGCGGCTCTCTCCCCAGGGGCGAATCTCGTTCAATGCCATGGTCCATCGCACGAACACCAGTCGAGAAGAGATTGCCAAGTACTTCTTGCAGTTGACTGGCGATCCGACCATTTCGATCGGCGAGGGAGCCTTCGTTGATCCCTACGATGCGGGGGGTCTCGCGAACTCGCTTCAATCGAATGAGGAGGCCTTCGAATTTCGCAGGCAATCGCTGGATGAAATTCGTCGTGGGCGGATTGTTCATCTCGATATTGCTCGTTCCCGTATGCGCGAGTGGGCTCGAAGCATCCTGGAGAGACGTCCGGCCAGCGTGTTGGGTCAGAAGTGCGGGATGGACAGTCCTGACCAGATCGCCGTCGATCTCATGGGCAGTGTGCTTACTTGTCAGAACGTGAGTTCGGTGTCTATTGCGCCTAACGGTCAGTCGCATCACATCGGGCATATTTCTAAGTTGTCGGATGTGGCACTCGACACCTCGACGCATTGGTCTCAACGGTCAGAGTGTCTTGGCTGCCCTGTGCTTCAAGCTTGCAAGGGCGCTTGCATGTTCTTGGAAGGACCGTTGTGGACAGCGGCCTGCGACAACGCGTATTCGGATCATGTGCCTTTTTTTGTGGCTGCCATCGAACATCTGACGGGTTGCGCTGTGGATCGCATCGAAGGGGATCTGCCGCAAGCCAGGTCTGACATCTTTGGATTCGATGCCAAAGCCAATCAATTAGCTTCCAGAAAAGTCATTCCCATCAAGGTGTCAAATGCCTGATCAAGCTCTTTCAGCAGCGTTGCGTGAGGCATATGCCAGTGCGCCCAACGACGTGGTTATTTTGCATACCTTGGAGATCCGGCACCCGGACTTTAGAGACGATGCTGGTAATACGACCGCGATCCGCGTGGTTCGTGATCAACAAGACTTGCTTGCAAGGCTTGAGGCGTCAGCGCCAATCAATGCAGGCCAGCAGGTTCAGTTTGTAGCCATGGGATTTGAGCTGGATCTGCCGCCGGTAGATATTGCGCCTGTTCCGGAAATTGCGATCACCCTGGACAACGTCACCCGTGAGATCGTGAAGCACTTGGATGAGGCGTCAGTTTCGGAGTCACCCATTGAAGTGACCTACCGTCCGTACCTTTCCAACGATTTGAGTGGCCCACAGATGGATCCGCCCATCACGTTGGTGATCACCGAGGTGGAGGCGGACGTGCAGCGGGTCACGGCCAAGGCACGGATGGCTGACATTGGCAACAAGACCTTCCCGTCACGCCTGTACACCGCAACTGAGTTCCCTGGATTAGCACGATGACGAAAGAAGACTCGCCGAGTTGGGCGATCCAATACATCGGTCGTCCGTGGATTGCAGGTGAGAGAGGCCCCGAGTCATTTGACTGCTGGGGCCTTTTTCTTTGGGTCCAGAAGACGCACTTCAGTCGTGAATTGCCTGTGATCCCGGTGGATGCACTAAATCTGCGAACGGTCCTGCACACGTTCAAAACTCACCCTGAGAGGCAACGTTGGGCTGTGGTCGATGTGCCACAGCAGGGTGATGCGGTCTTGATGCGTCAGTCCCGACACCCTGTTCATGTGGGCGTATGGGTCGAGGCAGACGGTGGCGGTGTTTTGCACTGTGCCCAGCAGGCTGGAGTGGTGTTTCAGCAACTGAGTTCTCTGGCCAGTCACGGCTGGCAGGTGGAGGGGTATTACCGATGGAAGGAATCGCCATGACAAGCACTTGCATGTCAGGCCTACCCAGTCCTGGACTGGTCATTTGGATGCGAAATCCGTTCGAGCCCAGTGATAGGCAGGTGAGCCATGTGTTTGGATCGCCCACGATCGCTCAGTGGATGAGTCGTGATGGCGTTGAACTCGACCAGCCCACCTTGATCCTGAAAAACGGGCAGCCAGTACTGATGGCGCATAGGGCGGTGACGCCGATCGATGCAGGAGACGTCGTGGCTTTGGTCACTCTGCCGCAAGGCGGTGGAGGTGGCGGCAAAAACCCGCTCAGAACCGTGCTCATGATCGCCGTGCTGGTCGTCGCAAATGCGTATGGCGGCGCTCTGGCTGCCTCAATGGGGTATTCAGGCACGCTAGCGACGGCGGTGGCGTCAACTGCGATCGCAGTCACGGGCTCTGTGCTTGTCAATGCCCTGGTGCCATTGCCAAATCAGGCCTTGCCCTCGGCATCAGCCAACACCACATCCCCCAGCCCGACGTACTCCTTGCAAGCGCGGGGTAACTATGGACGCCTGGCGCAACCCGTGCCTGTGATCTATGGCCGCCATCTGGTGTACCCAGATCTGGCCACCATGCCCTATACGGAGTACGAGAACAATGAAGAGTATCTCCATCAACTGCATGTCATCGGTGTAGGCCAGTTCCAGTTTGAGGAGTTGTCTATCGATGACAGCCCGATCAGCTCGTTCGCGGAGGTGCAAGCGCAGGTGATTGAGCCAGGCGGCCAGAACACATTGTTCAATCCTGATGTGGTTACGGCCCCGGAGGTCTCAGGACAGGAGTTGATTGCTGTTAGCGATACCGGAGCCATCGTCGGCCCCTTCGCCCTAAACCCGGTGGGCACACAGATCAATCAGGTCGGTGTCGATGTGGTGATGTTGCGCGGTCTCTACTATGCCAATGACAGTGGTGCATTGGAAAGCCGATCGGTGCAGTGGCGGGTTGAGGTGCGAAGCATTAACGATGATGGGGATGCCATCTCGGGTTGGCTTCATTTGGCAGACGAGACCTACTCGGCTGCAACCAATACCGCGCAGCGCCTATCGTTCAAGTATTCGGTGACACCTGGGCGTTATGAGATTCGCTTGCAGCGCCTTGATGCACGAGACACCAGCAATCGGGTTGGTCATGAGTTGCGCTGGGGGCAAGCCAAGGGCTATTTGGCGGGATCAAATTTGCCCACTGATCTGACCTACCTAGCGCTTAGGATGCGCGCCACCGACAACTTGTCGCAGCGTTCCTCACGGTTGGTCAACTGCCTGGTGACGCGCAAGCTCTCAAGTTGGAGTTCAAGCTCTGGGTGGTCTGCACCGCAACCCACCCGCTCGATTGCGTGGGCCTTCGCTGATGCCGTTAAGTCCAGCTACGGCGCAGGTCTGCCTGACCGGCAATTGGACCTGTCAGCCTTGGCGCGGTTGGATGCGGTGTGGTCGGCTCGAGGGGATACCTTCAATGCAGTGTTCGATCAGAACCAGACGGTGTGGGACGCCTTGGGGCAGATTGCCCGGACTGGACGTGCCGTGCCGTTCTTGCAAGGCGGGATAGTTCGCATCGTTCGCGATGAACCCAAGACCATCCCTGTGGCGCTCTTTTCTGCACGAAATATCGTGCGCAACAGCTTGAAGATTCAGTACCTGATGGCAGGCGATGCGACAGCGGATGCGATCACGATCGAATACGTCAACCCCAAGAGCTGGAAGCCTGACGAGTTCACAGTGGCGTTGCCTGGATCCCAGGCTGTCAAGCCTGCTCGCGTGAGATTGTTTGGCTGTACCGATAGAGCTCAGGGTGTTCGAGAGGGTAAATACATCGCGGCGGCTAATCGATATCGCCGACGAATCGTGACCTTTCGCACGGAGCTGGAAGGTTTGATTCCAACCTATGGAGATTTGATTGCGCTCAGTCACGACATTCCGCGATGGGGTTTGAGTGGAGAGGTCTTGAGCTGGGACAGTCAGACGAGATCTGTGCGGTGTTCTGAGCCGCTGAGTTGGCAGTTAGGAGCCGTTCACTATCTCGTTCTGCGAAAGCCGGATGGCTCGGTCTCCGATGCCATTGAGGTCACGCAGGGTTCAACTGCTTCCCATGCCATCCTGAAAACGCTGCCTGGTTTTGAGCCGCAGGTCAGCGCTGACCGTGAGCGAACGCATTTTGCTTTTGGTGTTGGGCAGTCTTGGTCCCAGCTGGCGCGCGTCATGAGCGTCAAGCCCAGAGCTGAGCAGGTCGAACTGACATGCGTTGCCGAAAACGCGTTGGTGCATACCGCCGATCAATCCTGATCTGAACCTGATTTTTGTAACCACCCGCCGAGGAGCAATCCCGGCGGGTTTCTTTTTGGAGAAATGAATGCCAGAACCGACAAGTAGTGGAGTCGCAGGAGCTGCAGTGGCATACAAGGCGTTTGGCGGCACGGCGGCAGCAGTTGCCAGCGGAGCCACCTTGGCCGCCGTTGTAGTGATGTTGATGACTCCGCCGCGAAACAAACGTGAATGGGCCGTCGGCTTGATCAGTACGGTGGTATCGAGCATTGGTGGTGGCGCGTTCACCGTTGAGCATTTCGGCCTGCATCACTGGGCGTTCTCATTTATGGGGCTATGTGCTTTGGGTGGGTTGATCTTTGCGTGCGGTTTGCCAGGGTGGGCGATGGTTCGTTGGACCTTTGCTTTCATCGACAAGCGACGAGACGATTCGATCGATGAGGTGGCCAAAGACGTGAGGGAGCTGCTATGAAGCCGATTGAATTCATCGCATTGATCGGCTCCTCTGCGCAGGCAACGGCCAAGCGCTCGGGCGTGTTCGCCAGCATCACGATCGCGCAGGCAGCGCTGGAGTCCGGTTGGGGTGAGTCTGGTCTGGCCAAGGTGGGGAAGAACCTCTTTGGCATCAAGGCCGACAGCCGCTGGAGGGGGGAGACCTTGATCCTTCAGACCAAGGAATTCATCCGTGGCCAGTGGGTTGTGGTGCCTGCCAAGTGGCGCAAATACGCCAGCTGGCAAGAGAGCATTGATGACCACGCAGCCTTCCTCAAGCAAAACCCGCGCTATCAACCATGCTTCCAATGTCTGACGGCTGAGGCATTTGTACAAGCGCTGGCCAAGGCTGGGTATGCCACTGATCCGGGTTACGCCAGCAAGGTCATCGGGCTCATGAATCAGCACAAGTTACAAGCGCTGGATGGAGGTGCTCCATGAACTGGCTCACCAAATTCTTCTTCGCTAATTGGAATTACCTGATGGGCGGACTTGTACTGCTGATGGTTTTTATCTGCGGAGTACAGGTCGGTGAATCCCGCATCAATCGGGAATGGGATTCCGAGAAGTTGCGAGCTGCGCTGGTTGTTGCCAAGCAAGAGCAGCGTGTCGAAGACATCCGTCAATCACAAACTCAAATCAATCAGGGAATTTCAAATGACTATGCGAAGAACTCCAAGGTGCTGGCAGGTCGTCAGTCTGATTCTCGTCCTATCGGGATGTGCGACTACGCCACAACCAGTGGCAACAGTGTGCCCGTCATTTCCGATGCTTCCCAAAGAGCTGCAGTCCCCGCCACCGACGCTCTATTTGCTTCCGATGGAGATGCGAAAGGAATGAGTTGCGAGCAGCTTGAAAAAGATGCAGCACAGACCACTCTCATGTTGCTTGAAGTGCAGCAGTGGTATCAGAAACAATCAGCTCTTCACCCGTAAAAAAAGCCCGGCTTGTCATTTGACAGGTCGGGCTTTTTCTTGTTTTCTAGACTATCAATCATACGAAGTGATTTACTTCTGATGCCTGTGTGTGTTGATTGGAAATATTTCTAATCTACTTTACCAACTCCAATAGCTTTCCGAAATCGTTCACTACGTCATATTTGACATTCTCGGGGGCAAAGCGCCGATTCATTTCATCGAAGAACTTTCTGGCACATTTGATTTTCGTTTTTTCTATCTCTCGCAAATCCATTGATGACATAGATCCTTTTGTTTCGGCCACAAAGTAGATGTGTTTCACTGTTCCTTCTTTGAACGATATTGCCCAGTCTGGGTTGTAGTCACCAACTGGGGTTGGTATCAAGAAGCCGCGCGGTAACTTGGCGTACACAACGACTTCGTTGCTGGCCTCCAACGCCTCAGCAAAATCGCGCTCCGGCCTCGAACCGGAATCAGGTAGCACGAAGTCGTAGATGTGATGCTTGGGCGTTTTGACCGCGTAGCTGAAGTCCTGTTTGGTTTGTCCAGCCGTAAAGATGTCGAGGTCAAACTTGTCCTCGACTGGATCGTAGGCAAGGTGCTCGATGATGACGGTAGCCTTCTGCTCGTTGATCAGGCGAATCGCCTCGGCAATGAAGCTTTCCGGGTTGGTCTTGAACTGCGCGAATACGGCAGTGTTGAGTCCCTTCAGAATTTCGGTCACCGTGCGGCGTGTCAGGTGGGTGCCTTCAGAAAGCTTACCGATCAGGTCGTACTTGACTGCTGAATGGATTGAGACACGGTTAGTTTCCGTTTCAGAGTCTTTCAATTCGAACGCCTTGCCGCCTTTGATCCCGTCGTAGGTCACGGCGGCTGCCTGTTCACCGTGTTGGATGGTGTACTGCAACGGGCTCACACGAAGTCCAACATCTTTGTCGTTGAGAGACTTGATCGCTTTCTGAACCAGTTCGTTGGAATTAAAGTCAACGCTATATGCTGCTTTACGGTTGATTCGATTCCAAAGTTCCTTGAATTCCTGCTTCTCGAAGTTGGCGTTGAGTGGGTTCTTCTTCGGCTTGCGGTCGTCGCCAATTTCAGGCAACTGGCTCTCGCTGAAGACGCTGTCGATCAGCTTAAAGACCTGCTCAGCATGCGGTGCCAACTCGGGGGGCAATATTGCCAGCGCACCGTCCTTCTTGGCCTCGTGGTAAGTGCTTGTGATGCGATCAGCGTCGTCGGTGTAGTCGTGCTTGAGCAGGTATTTGTAGACCTGCTTGGCTAGCTGAGGCGTGACCTCGACATCGCCAGATTCCGACTTCAGTACCTTGCCGGTGAAATAAGCCTCGTCCGCAACGCGCGGACGTGCCGACAGCGACTCGCTGATGTCTTTCTGCAGCGCCGCGACAAAGTCTTTATAGCTCTCGCTGGCCACCACCGTCAGGACGTTCACGTCATGTACCGTGGCCGGGTGATCCATCCTGTCGCCGCTTTGGTTGACGGACAGACGCAAGCCACGTCCAACCTCCTGACGACGGGAAATCGTGTTGTCACTGTGCTTGAGCGCGCAAATTACGAACACGTTCGGGTTGTCCCAGCCTTCACGCAGGGCCGAGTGGGAGAAGATGAAGCGTACCGGCTCGGCGAATGATAGCAATCGTTCCTTGTCCTTCAGGATCAAGTCGTAGGCGTCCACATCGTCTGAAAGCCCCGCGTTTTCGCCGCGCCCCGCGACAGTAGGATCGGCCAGACGTTTACTTTTCTTGTCGATGGAGAAGTAGCCGCTGTGAGTCTTGTCGACAGAAATGCCTTTTAGGTACTTGATGTACGGCGTCTCGTCGAGATCCAGTAGCTCATTAAGGTAGAGCTGGTACTCCTCTTCGAAGATGCGGGCGTATTCGCCTTTCTCATCTGGCGCGCCGTAATCGCGGTATTTGACCACTTCGTCGATGAAGTAGAGCGTGAGCACCTTCACGCCTTGTTGGTACAGCGTCTGTTCCTTGTCGAAGTGCGCCTTGATGGCCTCGCGGATCTGAATACGGCGCAGCGCTGCCTCAGTCACATCACCGGTCGCATCCCCGACGGTGAGTTCAACGCCATTTGTGAAGCTCAGGGTGTCAGAGTTAGCATTGATGTCGGCTACTACAAAGCCATCTCGATACTGATCCAGGCCGTTCGACAGGTCGAAGAGGTTATCGCCTTTGGATAGCTTCCTCACTATGCGCTTTATGCTCCCTCCCGCCAACTTCTGCTCGAACTCGACACGCGCCTCGGGAGGTTTCTTGCTCGATATTTCGATGGTCTGCAGGTATAGATAGCCCGCTGTGCCAGCCAACCCTTTCACCGCGATGCCGCGTACCGCGATCTTCTTCACTAGTTTCTGGTTATAGGCGTCTAGGGCATCGAGGCGGTGAATTTTGTTATGAGCGGTTTTATGGGTGGCCGAGTAGCGCAACACCATCAATGCCTTGAACTCCTCCAATGACTTCAGCGTTGCCGCACCTTCCATCTTCTGCGGCTCATCCAGAATCAGGATGGGGCGGTTGGCGCTGATCACGTCGATGGGCTTGCGTGACTGGAAGTCATCGAGCACGTCATAAATGCGGCGATTGTCGGCTCCTCGTGCGGCGAAGGCCTGAACGTTGATCACCATCACGTTGATGCCCGCATCCGACGAGAAACTTTCCAAGTGGTGAAGCTGCTTTGAGTTGTAAATGAAGAAGCGTGCTTTCTTGTGGTAAGTCTCAAGAAAATGCTCAGCAGTGATTTGCAGCGACTTGGCCACACCTTCACGGATGGCAATGCTGGGCACCACGATGATGAATTTGCTCCAGCCGTACTGCTTATTTAGCTCGAAAATTGTTTTGATGTAGCAATAGGTCTTTCCAGTACCCGTTTCCATCTCGATGTCGAGATTGATCTTCGATACCTTGGTCTTGACCACCGAATCCGAGAGCGGCAAATTCTGTGCTCGTTGGACGTCGTGGATGTTGGTGAGCAGTACCGAATCTGACAGCACCAGATCAGCGTTCTTGAAACCGTCTCCTCCAAACAGATCCTCTACGCCTTGTCGAGCCTTGCCAGGATCAATTCGATAAGTCATAGCTTCAGCGGAAGCAGTAGGCTGCCCCTGGAAGCAGTCCACAACTGCTTGAACCGCAGCTGTCTGGTAGGCCTGCGTTTTGAATTTCAATTTCATTACTGCATTCCTCTCAGCGCATCCGATTTATTCATTGATTAACCTTCATCATGAGATGATTCCTGAAATACTCTATCGACACCACCTCTTGATCAGAGTCGGAAAATTCAACGTACAACTCAATTGACCCTCTGATCTCCATTTCAGAGACTGCATATTGTTTCTTTGGAGTTGGCCTGATAAAAACAAATTTTTCAACTGGCTTCAAAAAGTGAAGTACAAGCCATACATCTTCTGTTGGATGGTTCTCGGAATATTTAAGCTTGTCCGGCCGCACCCAGTACGTTGTCCCACGCATGAATTCTGTGCCGGTAACTTCTACGAGCAAAAGAATCCTTCCGCCATCCCGAAGTTTTACCTCAAGATCAGGTTTGCCTGATTCCGTTGGATGCCCTGAAATGAATTCATTCGTATCTGCGCCAAATCCGACTATTTCAACAAAAACCCGATTGTCAAAACTTTCGATGAGCGCCTTCACCTTTCCCAAGCGAATCTTTTCTTTGTCCCATGCGCTCTGACCATATGCATGCTTCCAATGATGACTCTCAAGTTCCTTTATTTGCTCGCAAGAGATGGATTGGCCAACCTTAAGATTGAGGGCGGGAAATGTGCGTGAGCGAATGCTTGTGCAGTAATCGCCGTCAACAAAGATCCAGTAACGCTCGCGATCAGCTTTGAATTCAATACGCGTGATTGTTGGCATGAATATCCCCTTGATCTCAGATCACTTTGACGTCGGTTTCTGGCGAAATCACTCTCAAGATTTGCTCTGCATTAATCTTTGCAGCATCATCTTTGAAGCCGCGATCTCTAAACACAACCCTGAGCGGGCGGCTTTTGCCAAGCTCCTTGATAAACGCGTCGTCGATTTTTCCATTGCTATCGAAGCATGCTACTAGAGTATTTCCATCTGCGAAGAGGCACTCCACCCCGTTGATTGTTTGTTTGGAGATTGGTAGCCCGAGGTCCACGCCCCAATCAAGCATCACCTGGAAGAGTAGGTCTTCCGCATTTCTGTCAGATTTGACGTTGTCTACAAATAGATCGAGGCTGGTGGTGCTAATTGCGTCGGGTGTGTAATAGACATCAGCCATATTTGTCGAGTCCACTTTCAAAACTCGAAAACCAATGTCTTTATTCCATTCCTTGCAAGTGTTCTCCATCGAAATTTTCTTTCCGACTCGGCGAATTCTTTCTTTGCTTATATCTGCAATGGTCTGAAATCCATCTTTTTTCGCTTGGCTTCTGGCCTCACATTCCTCTGGAATTTGAATTAGTATGAAGCGGACATTAGAGCCATTTTTTGCATTCATCGCCAAAACTGCGTGCGCGGTTGTTGCCGATCCTGCAAAGAAGTCGAGGACGATGTCCCCATCTACCAATTGGCATTGAGATGCGAGGGATGAAACAAGTTGCGTAGACTTTGGGTGAGGAAATAGCTTCGCACCAAAAATGTCTTGGAGTTCGCGCGTTCCTTGTGTGTTTGCTGGTGCAACCAATGAATTCGAGATCTTGTCTTCTGGTCGAGAAACAATCCAAGTGGAAACAGGAACCGTGTCAAACTTCGCTTCATTTTTGAAGCGTTTAAGCATTGGCCTACCATTGGCCGTTGCGGGAAAAATTACTCTACCCTCTGAGATTTTTTCGGCCATTGTTTTTCGACTGTACGGCCAGTATCTTCCTGCCGGAGGCAGAAATTGATTTCCAGTTTTCGGGTCAGTTATTGGATAATGAACGTCACCACCAGCTTTTCCGGCGCTTAAATTATCTGCTTTCCAAGGGCCCCGGGGATCGTTGTCCGGATTGGCGTACCCGTCATAAGTGCGCTCTATTCCTGCAAGTCTCCCTTTTGATTTTCCGTAACACAAAACGTACTCATGATCTACGCTGGTGTTGTCTACGGAGTCCATCGCGCCGCTCCTTCTTTTCCAAATGAAGGTGCAGTAATAGTTTTGCGATCCAAATATTTCGTCGCAAAGTGCCTTTAAGTTACTGGCCTCAAAGTCATCTATTGAGATAAAAATAATCCCATCATCTCGTAGTAGATTCTTTGCAAGTCGTAGCCGAGCAAACATCATGCTTAGCCAGTCAGAATGGAATCGTCCATTGGACTCTGTATTTGCTACGAGTCGATTACCAGCCTGATCGATTTGCTTTGAACTCTCGAAATAGGATGCGCTGTCTTCCGCGAAATCATCTTCATAAATGAAATCGCTGCCGGTGTTGTATGGCGGGTCGATGTATATCATCTTGACTTTGCCAAGATAGTTTTCCTGCAGCAACTTCAAAGCATCAAGGTTGTCGCCCTCGATGAATAAATTCTTAGTGGTGTCAAAGTCCACACTTTCAGTGCGACAGGGCCGCAACGTTTTGGCGATAGGTGCGTTAGCTGTGAGCAGTGCCTCACGCTTACCTGGCCAATTCAATTGATAACGTTCTTGTGGTCCTTCGACGATTGAGTCAGTCAGTTCTTGACGCAATTGATCAAAGTCCACGGTCAACTTTAAGCTGCCGTCTTCACTTTTGCCTTCCTTTACGCAACTAGGGAACAGCTCGCGAATACGGACGATGTTGTCTTGCGTCAGATTTGGTGAATGCATTTTCAGTTTGTCCATTTATATTCCCATGCTTTCTGAGCTCTTAATCTCGAAATTCAGCTGCTCAATTGTTCAAATTCGGCTTTTAACTGACGCAAAGTTGCATTAATCTCAACCTTGCGGTTGAATTGTTTTTCCTGAGCCAGTCGTATTTGTATTTTTTCTATTTCTCGACGCTTTGCAATCGCTAGCTCTACGCGCGTGATCCAATCGGGCAAGGCTTCTTGCGGATGCGCTGACATCGGCAGCAGGCTTTGCAGCATGGCAGCGTACAACTGGGTCATATCGAGTGCCAGTGGCATTGCAATGCGAGCAGTGACGGCTGGAGTCCAATCGGTGGCGAAATAGTCGGAGACCACCCAGCGGTTGGCGTCAGTCTCGCTTGGTCGTTTGTAAGCCGCCACCATTTGCGTTTTCGCTTGATTGCCCTGTCCTTGGTTCAGTTCAAACAGGATCGGAAACTTCACAGCGTCATCTATGCAGCGCAATACTTCTTCGTGTAATTCGGTTGATTTGAGCTGAATGCTAAAAATCTGAATCTCCGGCACACCGGGCCGCGCAAGCAAGTTGATCGTCTCTGGAGCAAGCTTGTATTGCCAGACAATCTGCTCCACTTGTTCGACAAACAAATTTTTTAAACGAGTGTTGGCTCCGCTGTACTCGTAGATCTTGTTCTTGGGCAAAACACGCCCCAAAGCTGCCTGCTTGGGATACGCGAATAGTTTTGGTTGCTGTTGTGTGCTTGCGCGTTGAATCATCCAGCCTCCTGAATCACGAGGAAGCTGATGAGCTCGAAGTCATTCAGCCCTGAGATTGAGTCGGTCAGCGCCGTAGTCTTGCCAGAGGAAAATAGACTGTCCAAATCCTTTTCTTCCTTCACCTCAATCATTGAGCGAATTGATTTGCTCAGCAGGTCTGAGTACATCTGCATCATGCGACCATTAGCCGTTTCTTGATTGAAGAGCTGACACACATCAGCATCTGGCATGTCCTGGCCTTTGCAGCATGTGCGCACCAGATCAAGCAAGCGCTTGACCTCGGTGTGGTTGTGAATGACGTCGCCCTCGCGGCTGATGTAGACGAGGTAGAACGGGTGTAGGCGGTTGTGCTGGTTCAGGCTGCTTCCCGCGTTTCGATTACGCAGCGTGAAAATGGCACCTGGACGCAGCCCCATCTCGGGTCTGGCGGAAACTACTGCGTGCATTCCGTTGGGCACATTGCTCATTTCTCCGTGAGTTTTGACGTAGTTGAGCAAATCCATACGAAAGTCATTCAAGCCCAAGTCAGTGATCGAGACCCCAGTCTTCAAATCCTCTAACTCGATGACTTCTTCCTGCAGACGACGCAGTTGTTCTTTGCGGTACGACACGTCATTCGCTTGCGCAGACAATACGTTGTCGTCTCCAGTTGCCGTGACGTCGGCGATCATCATTCGACTCTCGACGCGTTCCTTGAGATTGATGTACTCGTCAAGCGAAATATCGGGCCAATAGTTGACAAGCTGAATGCTGCTGTTGGGCGAGCCGATGCGATCCACCCGACCAAAGCGCTGGATGATGCGTACCGGATTCCAGTGGATGTCGTAGTTAATCAGATAATCGCAGTCCTGCAGGTTTTGGCCTTCGGAGATGCAGTCGGTGCCAATCAGTAGATCCACCTCGTCCGGTTCGTCCGGCAGTATCACAGCCTTCTCTTTAGAGCGGGGGGAGAACAGGGTCAGGAGCTCTTGGAAATCGTAGTTTCGCTTCTGAGTTTTGCTCTTGATGGTTGACTGCGGCGCTCCCTTGCCAGTCACCTTTGCGCTGTGGATGGCGAGTTTGGCCAGTAACTCCGGCGCAAGGTTTGCATACAGGTAATCTGCGGTGTCCGCAAAGGCAGTGAAGATCAGCACCTTTCTGTTACCAGGGTTGATCGGTTTCTCTATCTTGCCGAGCAGTTGAGCCTTGAGGTGCTGCAACTTTGCGTCGTCCTGCGGCGTGATCTTGTTCATCGAATCCAACAGCGCATCGATGACCTGTAAGTCCACCTTGAGTTCATGCTCCCAGGACGGCAAGTCCATGTCGGCGAGGCTGATTTTTATCTTGTTTCCGATCTCGCCGCTCTCGTCGCCGGGCATCGAGAGATCATCATCTTCGGCATCCAACCCCTCTAGCACTTCGGTGAGATCGTCTACCGTAAACGTGCCGCCTGAATGATTGAACGCTTCGATCTTTGCAAGTGTGGATTCGTTGTTGGCGCGCAGCGATTGCAGCGTGAGCCGAAAGGACTGTACCGAGCTTTCAAGGCGCTTGAGCAGGTTAACCGTCATCAGGGCCTGCAAGCTTTTTTCGCGGTCGGCTTGACGTAGGGTTCCTTTGCTCCCCACCTTGGTGTCGTAGATTGCCTCGTACTTCTTTAGACGACTGGGCAGTATGTAGCTGATGGGCGCATATACAGCCAGCTTGAGCATGGAGAGCTGCTCGAAGATTTCGTTGAAGCCCAGTACGTCCGACCGCTCAGTTAGCGGACAGTGGAACGACAGCGGCTTTCGGCGCTCTGGAAATTGGCCTATGTCTTTGGTGTCGTAGAAGGTCTGGATATGCTTACGTGACCGCGCGATGGTGACGCTATCAAGCAGTTCGAAGAAGTCGAAGTCCAGTGAATCAAGGATCGCTCGCGCGGTACGTTCTTCCGGGGGGAGCTTAGACCAGGAATTGAAGGCTGCTTGGGCACCACGAAAAATCTCTTCGACGCTCCTGTCTGTGCGCAGCTTCTTTGTGAGTTTTTCGGAGTCGCCCTCATAGGCCAGGGCAAGTTGGTTACGCAAGTCAGTAAAGCGGTTGTTGACTGGGGTGGCCGACAACATCAGAACCTTGGTCTTGACGCCTTCTTGGATCACCTTACGCATTAGCTTTTGGTAACGCGTTTCCTTGTCCTTATAGGCATCGTTGTTGCGGAAGTTGTGCGACTCGTCGATGACTACCAGGTCGTAGTTGCCCCAGTTGATCCGGTTCAGCGGTGTACCAAAGGACTCACCACTGGTGCGGGAGAGATCCGTGTGGCAAAGGACGTCGTAGTTGAACCGGTCGCGGGCGAAGATATTGGTCTTGAGGTTGCGGTTGTAATTGAGCCAGTTGTCAGCGAGTTTTTTTGGGCAGAGCACCAGCACCGAGCGGTTGCGTAATTCGTAATACTTGACGACGGCTAGTGCTGTGAAGGTCTTGCCCAAGCCGACACTGTCCGCAAGAATGCAACCACTGTAGGTTTCCAGTTTGTTGATGATTCCGGTGGCGGCATCTTTTTGGTAATTGAAGAGCTTGTTCCAGATCAGAGTGTCCTTGTAACCGGTGCGGTCGTTGGGCAGAACGTCTTCGTTGATGTCGTCGAGGAACTCGTTGAAGATGTTGTAAAGCATCAAGAAGTAGATGCTTTCGGGAGAGTTCTCCTGATAGACCGAGGCGATGTGCTCGCAAATCTGCTCCGTCACATCCTCCAGCTTCTCCGGATCGTTCCAGATCTGATCGAACAGGCTCAGGTAGGTGGCCGCAAAGGGAGCCTCATCCATTTTGTTGACGAGGTTGGAGACTGCATTGCCTTGTTGGTATCCGAGATCGACAGCGGTGAACCCGTGCAGAGGCATGTAAGCGGTGTCGGTTCCGTTTGCTTGGACGCAGGCAAACTGCTGCATTGGCGCTTTGGTGCGATTGCTCCGGAACTTGGCCTTTCTGCGTATCCAGTCGGCACACTCTTTGGCCACCGCCCGCTGGGTGAGCTTGTTGCGAAGCTGGATTTCAAATTCACTGCCGTAGAGACTGCGCTCGCGATCCAGCTTGGGGATGTGGAATTCCTTACGCTCCTTGCGTATCTTGTCAGTAACTTCGTTGGCTACAAATGTAGGTGAGGTGAAGACGAAGTTAAGCTCCTCGATTTTCTCCAGCTCGGCTTTTAACGCTTCAAAGGCATACATCGAAAAGCACGAAGCTGCGACCTTCAGACGCGCACCTGGCGTGAGTGCTTGCTTGAGATCGTCGCCTAGTAAACGACTGATGTTGTCGAGTAGCTCCATCAGTCACTTGCCCTTGCATCTTTGTTTGTGAGATTGGCAGCAATCCATTCGTCCAAATCGCTGCGGCGGAAGCGCCATGTGCCGCCTAGCTTGAAAGCCGGTAGCTTGCCTTCGGCTGCAAGGCGGTAGACGGTCCGTTTGCCCGCCTTCAAGTAGACGGCCACCTCGTCTAGAGTCAAGATTTCAATGTCAGAGTCCGCCATCTTTTGCCGATTATGTAAGCTGATTGCCAAGATTTGCCAATACTACCGTGCTGACGCGAAAATTGGTACGAATATTTCTAACAAAAGCAAAATACTTCCGATTTTTTCACCACGAATGAGGTAGAATTACCGGAAGTAACCTGTGGAGGTGTTTCATATGCGGCAAGTAGTTCACCATGAAGTTGTTAGTGTCCAGTCTCGCTTGGCTGAGTTGGGGTTGGATGAAGCTGATTTGCGTGATGCGGTCATGCAAGGCATGCTCGCTCGAAGCGAATGCACCCCCAATGACCCACCCCTAACGCCGGGATTCAATTCATGGTCACGAACAGTTAGAGCTTTGCGTGAGAAGTTGATCCCCAAACACTGGACGCGTTCAGATGAAGGCAACTATCCATTGGTAGTCAATCCCGCAGGGAACTTGGCAATTGCAGTGGCAACTGGAGATGATTGCACTGCCATTGCAACCTCGAACCCAATGACTAAGTCTCCTAAGGGGCCGCGAACTCAAAGTGCAATTGAAGTAAATCAGTATCAGAGCTCTTTGTTTGAAGGGTTCCCAGATTTTGACGTGCCTGCGACTCCTCACAATGATCGAGTCACCTGGATCTTGCTGCAGCACTATGACCAACGGAAAAAAGAAGTCCGTTTTGAGTTGTCACGTCCGTCTAGCTACGCTGGAAAAATTGACGGTTGGAGTGAGCGAATTATTTTGAATGGCTTGCCATTTGACCCGGCCTTGGTGATCCCTGTCCCAATGGTTCCAAATCTGCCAGATATCGATATTCCATTGATTCGACGTGCTTAACGGATAGGGCTATGTTCAATCCAACGCGTTTAACTTTCGCCAGAAAGCGGCGAGGGTTCACCATGACACGACTGGCTGATGAGGTCGGCGTAGAGATGCGATCGATCTCTGGTTTTGAAAAACTGGAGTACAAACCTTCAGAGGACACTGTCCAGCGTATTGCAAAAGCATTGCGTTTTCCTCTGGAGTTTTTCTATCAAGAAGAAGAACTGCAAACCATTGATAGTGGTGCTGCGAGTTTCCGTTCGCTCTCAAAAATGTCTGCAGCGCAGCGCGATATGGCCTTGTATTCAGGTGCGTTAACAATCACGCTGAATCAAGCAATTGAAAGACGATTCGAGCTCCCTGTTTCAAATTTGCCGGATCTGAGAGATTCCGACCCCGAGGCGGCGGCTGCAAGTCTGCGCCGCCACTGGGGCATCGGAGAATTGCCCATTAAGAACATGATTCATTTGCTTGAAGCAAATGGTGTTCGTGTTTTTTCGTTGGCAATCGATGCAGCTGAGGTTGACGCATTTTCAATGTGGCGTGAACAAAAGCCATTTGTTTTTTTAAACACACTTAAAAATACTGAGCGCAGCCGATTTGATGCTGCGCATGAACTTGGCCATCTCGTGATGCATCGCCACGGCTCTCCGAATGGAGGGCAAGAAATCGAAAGAGCTGCGAATGATTTTGCAGCAGCTTTCCTGATGCCATCCGGAAGTGTCCTAGGCTATGCGCCAAAATTCATATCGATCGATGTGCTGCTCCAACTCAAAAAGATATGGGGAGTGTCGATTTCGGCACTGACCTATCGAATGCACAAACTCGGGCTATTGACGGAATGGCAGTACCGCGAGCTTTTTGTGCAAATTAGTCGACGAGGCTACCGTAAGTCTGAACCCGAGAGTTTGCCGCGTGAAACATCGCAGATCCTCGGAAAAGTCTTTACGGCATTACGAAAAGAAGGTGTTGCGAAATCCGATATTGCAGCCGAGTTGCATGTGGCTGATGAAGAGCTTGATGAAATGGTCTTTGGTCTTGTTTTGAACGCAGTGAAAAAAGGTGCGGGCCAAGAAACAAAGCCAGCGCGAGCCAAGCCTGATCTACATCTTGTGAGCTGATTAAGCGGGAAGCAACATGCTCACAAAGGTCCATACTCCGTGAGTAAAGATCTGGGTGATCAGGACCTTAAAGTACTCTGGAGGCAGGGGCGGGTCCCAACCATCTTTAAGCCCAACAAGCCTTTGCCCGTGTTGGTCAAACTTCCATTTGCTGAAGGAAATCTGGAGTGGCTCCGAGATGGACGTAAGTCAAAGCCAAAGTGGAACTCTAGGTACAAGGCTTGGGAAATTCCAACTGCATGGTTTGACAGTGTGATCAAGTTAGCCTTGCGAAGGTTCAACGAGACTTACGTAATTCAGCTGTATAGAGAACAACAAAAATGTGCTCCAGCCTGTTGGAACGCGCAAGGGTTTCACTGCGAATGTTCGTGCATGGGCGAAAATCATGGCGGTGGTGATCCTGGTGGTAATTGGTACGAAGTGTCCGAGACTTACGCCGTGTCCTGGGGTGTGCAGCGGTATTCATGTCGCCACCTTCGGAAAAAGCTGAATTAGCCTGTTTGAAGAGGAATCGCATGACATTTGATTTGTTCCCAGATGATGAGAATGATCTGCCGATGTTGGTTGTTCGTATTCATATCCAAAAACAAGTAATCCAGCACTATCAAGAGATGCGGCTTCAGCACTGTGTGGAAAAAGAAGCTCAAGAGCTAGATCAGTTGGAAAAAAAGCTAACGTGGTTATCATTGAAAATTAAGTGAGGCGTGTCGCCCGGCCATGCCTTTAACGCCTGGGAATGGGTCTTTTGTTCAGCTGTGCCGGTAACTCTCACGGACATCAAATCTGTTTGTTGCCGCGAAATGAGCGAAATGAGCGAAATCAGCGAAATCAGCGAAATCAGCGAAATGTGTTTCGCCACAATGGTTTAGACATGGTCAAGCCTGGCGAAATGAGCGAAATCAGGTCGAGGCTCCTAGCGCAAGCAAGCGGTAGAACCGCGTTGGTGAGCCGGGGGCGTCAGTGGGTCGTTGCTGCCACTCGACGCAGATTTTCGGTGGAGTTGTTGAGAGCAGGTAATCCAGGCACGAATCAATCTGTGCCTTGGATGATTTGCCTTTGAAGCAGTCAGAGCTGATTTCACTTCTGGAGGCTTTGCCATGCGCCTGCAGATAGCTCAGCAGCCTTTGCGCGAGGTGCAGCGCATGCGACATCCTTGCCTCGTCAGTGGCGCTCACAAAAACGTATCGCACTGATTCCATTCCATACCGGATCCAAGCTGCGGCGGCTTCAATGTGTGTCACGTTAATCTGCGTTTGCAGATCAGACAGCGCAAAGATCATTGCCATGCGCAAGAGCATCGGGGCACGTCTTTCGAGCATTGCACTTATCAATTCACTACCAGGATCATCAGATAGTTCAGCACGATACAGGTGTGAGTACAGCCAATGGGCTTGTGGTGCGAGCTCCATTCGAATGCGGTCCCTGCGTTCGTGATTGTCTGCACAGACAAATTGCAGGATCTGACAAACACGATGTGCCAACTCGTCAACCACGGATTGCGAGGTGGCCTTCGGGAAGGGCAGTATTCGGCTTCGTTCGGCCCATATCATCATGAAGCGATTGGCAAATCCGTTAGTCAATTCCCGTGAGTTCATCAGCGAGGTCAGTTCACTCGGGGATATTGCTCCGCTGAGGCAAACGTGTGGATGGCTTGCATAAAGCCGATTTGATTTGGTCGCTGGCTTCAGGCACACGCCATCCCAACAGTCACGCAGGGCAGCAGACAGCGTGTTGCCTTCCCGTCGGCCTTGATGCAGCACATTGGCGAACTCCGATTCAACAACCCATAGGCGCT